GCAAATCTCTGTCAGGACAATCGCCTCTGCATTCCAGAAAGCTTGCAGCCGCCCTTCGCGTAGATGATCGGCGATCCGGGTTATATCCTCGCGCGACCAAGGAAGCTGAAGCGCCTTCTGCATTTTCTCAAGCAGTTCTGCTTCACCCACTCTTTCCATCGTTTCGCACCGTTTCCAGCGTGCCGTCATCCTTCACGCGAAGGTCATAAGCNGTACCATTCGGGGAAAGTAGGATGATCCGGCTTACCGCTTCGTCTTTTGAAACGAGGGGAAGGAGCACCCGACGAAGGGCCTCGACCAGGCTTGTCAGATAGATTGACAGATGCCCTGGCGGGGGCNGTGGCGGATTGAAATTTACCATATCACATCAACCTCTTGTGTTCAATACACAACCCCTACCGTGCGCCGGACACGGAAATATCCATCCGTGTTTCTCCCAGCGACCAGTCAGTGTCCTTGACAGCCTCAAACCGGAACCTGATATCCCGGCCCGTGACACGCACGTCCATGTAACCGTCCGGGCGAGCCCGATAAGGACCGAACACCCGGCCCGGACCTTCCGGGGCGAGGTTCGTATAGAACCGGAGCCGCAGTGCGTCATAGCCATGTCCGGTGGCAAGCAGAACCTGCTTTATGTCAGCCACCCGGCTTCCCGTACCGACTGACAAGGCCGCCGTCTCGGCAAAAATCGGCCTGACATTGCCGCCCATCGCACCGTACCAACCGTTCTCGTGCTGGTAGATGAAACCGTCCTCGCCGCCCATGTAGGGGTAGCGGTCAGCATCCGCCGCAACAACTGCCGACCGTGACAGCGAGCCGATTGCCCACCAGCCTTCGACATAATTGAACATCACATAGCTGTCACACGTGGCACCGGCTTCCGCGGACGGGTAGAACCACCAGATTTCAGGGTACAGCCCAAGACCGCCGCCGTGGGCGAAAGTGCGGAGATACCGCAGGTCCGACCGCGACATGATGTAGTCCCACACCGGGCAATCCAGATGCAGGATTTGCCCACCGTCCCACATCTTGAAGCCATCGGTCGCCCACCAGAACACGTTGCCGTTCTCATGAACAATCGTGTCAGGGTTCAGCACCCGCGTCTTTCCCAGCCACTGACGCCCGTAGATGTACGGCAAGCCAACATAGGGCAGCAAGAAAACGTCAGAATGCGAAAATATGAGCGTCCCCGCACGGCTGTCAGCCGCCTTCAGAAGCGGGGTCGCGGTCTCAAGATCGAGGAAGCCCGCGGTGTTCGTGGTGGACATGAAGTCCCAATCTGTCAGGGACTCGCGTGAACTCCACCCAAGACGACGCGGATTGCCACCCAACTGCAATAGGAGCACGTGCCTCTCGGGAGTAACATGCACTGCGACGTTATTGGTAGGAGCCTCGTTGACTAGCTGGAACGCCTGCGCGGGGAATGTCGCATCGAAATGGTAAAGGTTGCCGTCTACAGACATCACCGCCAACATGTCCTCGCCCCAGCGGGCAAACGTCCAGTATGGCGGCGACACCTGCATGTCATAAGAGACTTCCGACCGCTCGGTTCCGTACTCTTCCATGCCGTACTCGCCGACACCGTAGCCTGTGAAGCCGATAGAAGGCAGCGACGGAGAGAAGCCGTCAGGAGTGACATCAGTCAGATCGACAAAAATTTTCTGGTCGGTCGCGGCCAGTATGTGGCGGAAATTCAGGTTGTCACGCCACACATCGAGCTTGCGGATGCGCCCACCTTCAAGCGGGGTCGTATGGATTTTCGACCAACCCTTGACAGGTTCCAACACCCCGTTGCGCCAGCGCACGAGGTTTGTGTTCCACCAACGGCCCTTGGCATCCAGCGGCGTCGCACCGCGGACCACACCGGGCGGAATGTTGATCGAAACCAGATTAACCAAGGTTCAACCCCCCTTTGATGACAAAGGCAGCCACGGCCAGAATGATCGCGCCGATGAAGGTGCGGGACGCCCATTTCAGGTCGCTCCCGATCTCCGTGATTTTCTTGTCAAGGGCGTCGAAACGGCTGTCAATGTGCAACTTCTGTTCGTCGTAGCGGGCCTGCATCTCGACCCGCCACAGTTCCAGCTCAGCAACCCTTTTCTCCAACAGCGCGAACATCTCTGGCGTCGTCATGACTATGCCTTTCCAAACACGGCCTTGACCGTGTGCCCGCCGCCGTAGATCGTCAGCCAGATACCCGCGAACGCCACCAGCGTGTCATAGGGCACGGCGGGAAGGTTGGCCTTGAGCGCCACCGCCAGCAGCGGCTGAATGGTCGCATTCCAGATGAACAGGTAAAGCAGTGTCCACGACAGCGCCGGACGCCAAGCCCACGAGAACCAGTGCTCCCGGGAGTCCTCACGGGCAAAAAGCGCATCCCGGTCCAGAAGGTCACGAAACTCGTTCTCGGCTTCCTGCACCGCTGCCTTGACGACCTCGGGGCTTTTCTCGAACGCCTCTGCGATAGCCTCAGGCGTAGAGGGAACACCGATCTTGCTGGCAATCGTGTCAACGACTGCCTCTGACACATCCTTGACAACCCCGGAAGGAAGCTTGTCAGCCAGAAGCTTCTTCAGGATCGGGGCTCCAATACTGGTCAGAATAGGAACGAGAACCGCCGCTGCCATCGCAAGCTACTCCCTCGTTTTGCGGTACTGATCGACATACGCGCCTACCTTCTCAAGCTGCTGCTTTTCTCGCCGACGCTTAACAATCAGGTAGATGATCAACGCCGCGACGAACACAAAGACAGCCCCGGCAACCACCCGGTCAGCGAAGGTGGCTGTCTCGGATGTTGCGACAACCGCCGCACCTGTTCCTGCCACTACAGCGCCAACGGCAGCGCCTTGCTGGGCGCGGCGGCTCTGGTCCGCTTCGTTGTATGCGGCGACCGCTTCTTCGTGTAAGCGCTCCGCGACTTTCGACGGGGCCTGCTTTGCAAGCGCCATCCTAACACCCGTCGCCTCAGCGTCGGCGATACGCCTCGACCAACCCTTACCGAATACGGACCACGTGGAAAGACTGGAATAGTGCGAAAGTCTGCGGGCGCATATCGCTTTGACAAGCTCTGCTGCATCCTTGGAACGAGTCTTGGCGAGAGTTTCAGGGCCGACAATTCCGTCCTGAGCCGCACCGACAAGGGCCTGAAGCGCTTTGACAGCACGGGCCGGGCCCGAGTTGACACCATAGTCAAAAACGGCGAGGTCCACGCCGTAAGGAAGCTCATCGCCCTTGACAGCATTCCAATACCATTCCCGGTAAATCTGCTTCAGCTCCGCGTCCGTCATCTTGAACACGGACTGCTTGGCCTGCCCACGGGAGGCCCGCCACTTATCATAAGTGGCCTGCGTGATCCCCTTGCGGGTCGCGCCGCCGGGGTCTTTCGGATGGTTCACGTCTCCGCCTTCCCACTTGAGAGTAAAGGCGAGACAGGTTTCGTAGTTATCCTTCATCCTAGTACCTGATGATGAAATTGACGGCAGCATTCTTCGGGCGGGTTTCGGAGCCGCCCGTTGCATCCGTCGTAAACGTATGGGTGTGGTTACCGGCTGAACCGACGGTCACGCTGTGCGTATGCGCACCGGCAGAGGAGGTTGTACCGGAGAAGCTATGCGTGTGCGCACCGGCGCTGCTTGTCGTGCTGTTCTGCTTGAACCAGTTACCCGACACGCCGTCAGGTCCGGGCACGCCAGAGCCGTTGCCATAAAGAATTTGCCCCGGAATGCCGTGCGTATGCGCACCGGCAGAGGAGGTTGTACCGGAGAAGCTATGCGTGTGCGCACCGGCGGAACCTGTCGAGGCGGAGTGCGTGTGCGATCCAGCCTGCGCAGTCGTGCCGGTGTGGGTGTGCGATTTCAGGTCATCCTGCTGAAGCGAACCAAGCACCCTGCCGGGATCAAAACCGCGACCGCCGTCAACGCCACGCAGGAAAACACCGCGGAGATCGGGCAGGTTGAAGGTGGTCGAGCCGTTACCGGCACCCCAAGTCGTGCCAATCACCGCGAAAAGCTCGGCGTACTCAGTGCGGCTGACAGCAGACCCGTCACACAGCAGGAAACCGGCAGGCGCGTTCGCCCCGGCGAAAGGGAGCACCGTGCCGGGCGGGCAAACCTGACGTAGCAGCGTGTCAATGGCGTCGAAGTTAAGGTTCAACTTCGCGCCCCAAGTGTCCACGCTGAAGCCTTCTTCAGGCTTGATGAGGTTGAAATTTGCGGTATATGCGTCAGCCATTTGTGTCTCACACAATCCGGTAGGCAATAAAAAGGGCCTGCCGTCAGAAACCCGTTCTCCCTACAATGTCAGGATTTAGACGGATTTCGACCGACAGGCCGAGTGTTCCCACCCAGATGATAACCAGAAGTACAGAGAATATCGCAAATGCTTGTGTCAGTGTCAAGAACTGACAGTCCAAGCAGCAGCTTCTACAGCTCCAACGCGGCCATCCACATGTCATCAATCTGCTCCGGTGTCAGGCCGAGAACCGCACCGATTTGATCAATGAGCGGATTGGCACGCTCGAAGATCGTCGCGTACTCCCATTCAATTTCCGCAATGGCTTTCTGCTGCGGATCGGGGATTTCNCTGATGGCCTGCTCAACCTGCCCGAGCGCATACCCATTCATTACCAAGCCAAGCCGAAGCTGCCGGGGNGTCAGCGGNGGCATCGACGCACGGATTTCTTCTGGCGTAGGCGGTTCCGGCTCCGGTTGCGGAGGCAGCACCCACTCACCATCCTGCCAGACATGATCCGCACTCGGGGCCGGCGGGCGGATAACCATCTGGCCCTCAATGACAGCCACTTCCTTGCCGTCCATCATTGCATCAATCGCCTCGGCATACTGCGCCTCGGTAATCTCGATCCACTCAGGGTCGTTGCTCTTATCCATCGTTGTGATGGTATGTTGGGTTGCGAAGTATCTCATCAGAGAATCCTCATGATGTAGCAAACGCGGACGTTCTTCGGGCGGGTTTCGTTTGCGGTACGGACAACCCTGCTGGCGTCGAAGTTAACCAATCGGCGAGGTTGTGTCGCGCTGTTCGCGTCAACGGTGGCAATATCGTCACCACTAGCGTCAGTAACGTTGAATGCCCCGCCGCCCTGGTATATTACCGCGCCGCCACCATGCGTATTTCTCGCTGAGAAGTTGCCAGTTATGTTCTGGATAGCGTCATTCTCGACGTTGCCCCTTTGGTTTTCATAGCCAGCACGAAGGAAACGACTTTCGTTATTCAGCAACCGAACGGTCATCCCGTGCAGCGGGGAGGCTGTGAGATTGATCTTCGCAGTGGCGGTGTTTGTCGGCGCGGAGCCAGATAGCACTTCGTTGGTCAACATTGTCCCGTGGTAATCGGAACGACCAGCGGACAATTGGACGTACTTGTATGTGGAGCCGCTATTGGAAGGCAGTTGTCCATAGAGCGTCGGGATTGGAACCCCGATAGGCTGGAATGCCCACGGGTCAATATTACCGTAATGGACCATCTTGACCCAACCGGTCCACGTACCATTGACCCGCATCCGCCAGAAAACACGCGGCCTCTCGTCGGTGCTGTCGTTGGCCCCCCACGCTATCTGAGTAACATACTGATTGCCCGCTCCGGATTGGTAGACAAAGAGGTACTGCCCAGCCGACCCCAGCGGCATGTTCGATCCGCTCGTGACATAATGCCACCCGGTTGTCAGGATGTTGTTCGCGTTCGCGCCGTTCTGTGTGATAGGCGCTTCCTGAAGCCGCTCCGGCAGCCGCTCGTTTGGCACGGTCCCGGCAGACAAATTGCTGGCGTTATTCGCCCCGATGTTTTCGCGGGCGCGGGTCTGCTGCGTCGCGTTCAGGCTCATGGCAGCGTCAAGCGCACCGAAGCCTCGGCGCGGTCCTTGACATTCTTCAGGTGCCCGTCGATGGACTCCCAGTTGTCATTGAGCTTTTCACCCCAAGTGTCGTCGGACCCGTTTACTTCGGGCAGCGTAAAACCAAAGTTTGTCGTCGTGCTATCAGGCATCTGTCAACCCCCTAGGCATCAGAATTGTCAGGGACTTCCACCCACCNCGAAGCACCCTCTGTCACCGGCNNCCAGATNTCCGCATCGCCTTCAATAGGCTGCCACCCCGAACTACCACCAACAGACTCCACGTAAATGCCGCGACCATCCCACACCATGAAGGAAACGGCGTGCGCGATCAGGGGTGTCACAAACACGACCCGCTCAGACGACAGGTCCATGAACGAAAAAACTTCCACCGGGGCAAAGGTGTAGGGTCGAAGCCGTTCGCCGTTCATCACTACGGCAGCGCGCGAAAGCGCGGTCTTGTGGACCAAAGGCCGAACACGAACCCACTCCACCTCGGCAAAGCTCAGGGCTTCCACGTCCGACTTGAGGAAACGCCGACGAGACGGCACAAGCTCAGACCCTGACAGCGCTACGCTGTCAAACTTCCCAAGCCGAACAGACCGTCCAAACCGGCCCTTTCCGTACAGACCTCGCCCGTAAGCCACAGCCCTAATCCAGCGTAATGGTCAGGTCACCCAGCGGAAGTCGGAACACGTCACCCGTCTCAATCACGCGCGCCTGTTGAAGCGGAGCCACCACCAGCATGTTCCCGTTCGTTGCGGCGTCGAAAAGCGCACCGGCAACGATGGTCCCCCAGTTCGACGTTGCTGTCGGAAACTCCACGATGTCATCGTTCGTGACGGTGTTCCCGGAGACCGTCAGCGGGACAGCCATGCGCTGATAGGAACCGCCGCTTACCTCAGTACCGCTCCCACTCTCGTCCGGCTCGTCGAGGAAGAGCCCGAGATAAATAGTGGGCGGCGGGGTGTAAGGCGTGTTCGTGAACACGTGTTCCAGAATTTTGGTTTCCAGAAAATTCGTGAAACTGTTGCTCATGGCATCACCCGAAAGTCTTGGACTTCATCACGAGACGCCCTTGGGGATATTCAGCACGGTCGGTTGCCTCTCTGATTTCGGCGATGGCGTTGTCAGAGAGCATCCGCCATGTGACAAGGCGTTCATCGTTCTTCAGATAGGGCTCCGCCGCCACAAGCGACCCGTACAGGTATAGATCGGGGTGCTTCATCAGGAGCCAATTCGTGTCGTCGTTTTCCTTCAGAGCGGGAACCCTCGCCCGGTATATGAGTTCCAGATTGACAGGCTTGTCGCCCGGCCCCGGGATCAGAAAGAACTTCCCGTCGATATGGGTGTAATAACGAAGGCGGCCTTCCGTTTGGGGAAGACTGCGAAGAGCCATGGAGTGCTCAACGCTGACAAACTCAAGCGGTCGCGAGTTGTCAAGCGACATGAAAGAGATCGTTTCCAGCCAGTCAGCCGGGACAACAAAGAAGGTGTCAGTCGTGAACGCGGTCGCCCGTTTCACCATGTCAGGCGCACGGATGATGCGATTGGCGCGGGCCTCGAACATCTGGATGAACTGCGGGATTTGAGCAGTCAAATCCTCGCGGTTCAGCCAGTCCGCAATCGCCTGCTTCAGTTGTCCGTAGGTCTCGATAATCACTAGACAACCCCCTCACGAGTACGGAACACCCGGTTGTCAGGATCATTCAGCCACTTCCGCATCGCCGCCGGGTCTTGTGCGATACCCTTCCGACGCAGCTCCATGTAAAGGGACAGCGGGATGGAAGCGACCTTGACGAGCGTCTCTTTGCCGCTCTTCTTCAGCGGAGCAGCCTCGTTGATTTCGCGCTTGTTAGCTTCCACAAGCGCGTCGGTGCGCTGGACGGTCTGGACGAAAAAATGCCGGTCATCAACCGCAGGATCATAATGGAAAATCCGGGTCGTGCCGGTAAGAACGTCCGTGTCAATAATCTTCTTCATCACGCACAACCAGTTGCGAGGTAAACTCAAGCTGACAGGCGGAGTCGCCCCCGCCTGTCAAACCGTTTGTTACGGGGTGCCGCCGCCACCGCCGGAAGCGGACAGATCGGGATCAAGGTCACGGATGACGCCNTGCGCCAGCTCGGTGTGGACCTTCAGGCCGAACTCGACAAGGAGCATCTTCCGCGTAGAGTCGCCAGTCTTGGCAAGGTTCTCAGTGCNGAAGTCGCGCAGGTACACGACCGAAGCATACTCNGGGTCGATGAGATACGCCTTGTCNTTGTCCATGAAGCGGTTGGGCACGAAGGTCACGCTGCCGAAGTCACCCACGTACACGTCCGCAGCGCCGATGATCGTGGCCTGACTCTCACCGGGCAGGTTCTTGCGGAACTCCGCGATGCCCTTGAAGCCAGAGGCGACCATCTTGATCCGCGGACCCATCATGCAGATGTCAAGCGAGCCACCCTCGGCCCACACCTTCTGCATGGTGTCCTTGAGCTGGGCTTCGGTGTACGC